GGCCAAACACTGGGCACAATATTGTCGCGTTTAATACTCATGCTTTGTCCATTATTGAGGCGTTACGACCTTCTCTCAATGCCCCAAGCACAGCTTGACCCGATTGTGTACTGGCATCTGCCACAGCAATCAAGAAAGAATTCTGACCGCCAATCTCACGATCCAGGCCTGCATATTGCAGTCCACTCATAAAACTCATTGTGGCTTGTTGTCCGCCAGGTATCAGGTCAGCAAAGTCTAGTCCAGCACGAGTTTGATTGGCGTATTCATATTCGTATTGTTCGCAGATGTTGTTGAAACTGTTGTTAAGAGATGCAGTATGCGCTGGATAGGCTGCTATCAGTGCAGAGATTGCTGTATTGGCTGCAGGTATCAGTCCTGTGGTAAATGCATCATCACCTGAAGCATATACCCCGGCAGCAGGACCAGCTGGGATAGTAATTGGTCCTGTGTTTGGACCGTATGTTCCAGACACAGTGGCCAGCATCCTTGCATAAATGGTATTCAAAGTTGCCACATTCATGTCAGCGATAACTGCTGATACATTCTCCAGAGCATTTTGTGTCACTGTGCCCACAGCAGATCCCAAAAAATCCTGCATGGTAAAGGTGCCAAACTCGCCTGTGCCAGTGGCAAAGGTATTTTTGTAGTAACTGGTCACTGTGTCTGGCACAGGCTTGGTTACGTTTTCAACTAGATCAAGACCTTTGAGTGTTTCCATGATTATCCTAACAATGCGGCTGCCAATTGCGGAGCAGTGATAGTGGAGATTCCACTGACCTGTTGCAAACTAGCTTGGAATGCTTTGTTTGCCACTGCTTGATCAGGAGGAATAATCTTTGCCAATTCGTCGCAACCAGCAGGCAAGGTAATAGCTGTGCTGTCATTGAGTGCTGCCTGAACAGCAGGATTCACAGCGCCATCAGGTTCAAAAATCAATATACTGGTACTACCCGGGGATGGCGGTGTGTTTGGATCAATCACTGTGTTTGGTGCTGTGGATATCACAGTCATGCTGGGCCAACTGGTTGGAAATATTTTTTTCAAGTCCAACAAGTCTGCTAGATTTGCAATGTCTGGAATCACAGCATCTAGTATGTCCAAAGCATAAGTCAAACAGTCGCCATCAATGGCCGCCATGGCAGCATAAGCTCGCTTCTGCAGGGTGTTGAATTCATTTTCAGTGGGAGTACGTTCACTGGCTTCGGGTGTGGCCAACAAAATAATATCACTCTGTGTTAGACCAAACTCTGCCAGTTTGGCTGCAATACAACTCAGTGTGCCCGATGTGATACCCGCTTGTTCACTAATTTGTTGTAGCACACTTGCTGGTGTACCAAAATCTTCTAGTTTGCCAAGATTCAACAGATTGCCACTCTTGGCAACATCTGCACCAAAACATTTCAGTGCCAAATTGGCAGCAGTAAGTTGTCCAGTGATTAGATCATTCATTGTGGTAAATGTAGGACCAAGGTATGTTGTGGCATTTACTGCACTGCATATTAACTCGTTCGCACTTTGTCTATATCCTGAGGCAATTTGAAATATTTGACAAAACTTGTCCACACTGCCGTCGCCAAGATACATGGCAGCATTATTGGCCACTAGATTGCCAAACCCGCCAGGTTCACTCACAGGTATCAACACATTGTTGCCGGCGTATGATCCTGGTACACTGGATCCCAAAGCAGGACATGTGTTACTGGCCAGAGTTTTTAGTGTGGTTACAATGCTGGCGCTGATGCCAAAGCCAGGTGCGGCTGCAATAGCACTATTCAAATTAGAAACAAAACTAATCGAATTATATGAGCTCACTGCATTGGTCAATGCTGTAGGAACTGCAATACCTTGATTGTTTAGCAGTCCTGCTCCTGCAATCAACTGCAAGGGTGTGTATGTGCCTGGAGTTGAAAATCCTGTGCCAGCCATTATCCTGCCCTTACATTGCTACTGCCGCCGGTGCGGGTATGGCCACAAGTGTCCGCATCGCCTGTGACACTGATGGGTTTGCCTTCTATTCGCACACTACTTACGCCACCAGAAGTTTGTGGCCCGGCATGTGCTCTTCTACCATGCCTGCTCACAGCCAAGCCGATCACAGCCGTAGGCTTGCCGTTGGTACGCACTGAGCCGATGCCCGATGTTACTGTACCACCGCCTGAGTCTGAATCACCTTGTCTCTGTACTGCTGGCATATTATCCTAGTATAAGTTTCTTTTCTGGCACCTTGATACCAGTTGTTGCTTCTAGGTATTTCATTTTGACTGAGTCATCAGTTTTGGATACCAAAGCAACGCTGTTAGTATTTAACCTGATTTCTTCCTTGGGGTCTGCTGTAAACAAACTGGGCACAAGTCCCATGCCTTGTGGTCCTGGTGCAATGCTTACTGGTTCTTCTAGGGTGATCCAGTCGCCGCCTGAATGTTTTACTTTGGCAACCATTTCTTCACCCGAGTTCATTTTGAATGTGTATACCTGATTTTGTTCTAGTGCTATTTGTGTCATTAGACGCTTTCTGTTAGTTTTGCTTTGAGTTCTGTAAATCCTCCCACAAGTTCTCCGTTGAGGATAATCTGTGGTACTGTTCTGGCTGTGGGGATTGCTTCGAGCAATTCTTCTTTGGTGTATCCGTCTCCAATTTTGCGTTCTTCAAACGGAATACCTTTTTGTTTTAATAGTGCCTTTGCTTGATCGCAATAAGGGCAGTGGTATTTTGACCATACAATAGCTTGCATTTTTATTTTCCTTTTGGTAAGTGGTATGTCTTGGCAAAGATGTCTGTTTTAACAACGCCGTAATCGCCAGGACCATGTTTAACAATGTAGTCATTGCCGCGTGTGTATTCTAAGTTGCCCCATGACGCCTTTACAACACCATCATGGTCAGCAAGTTTAGCCACCTTCATGATCTTCTTGGGAGTGGCGGTGCCGTCACCGTTGTCGTCGTAGTATGCGTTGAACTTTATAGGACTCACAGGATACTGTTCACCTTTGGGACCAGTAATAATTTTGTGACCCACTGTGTAGGCCACAGGACCTTCTAGTGTGTTCACGGTGCCATTGTCTGTGGCCGTTTCGTACTTGATAGGAGTAGGGTATTTGTAGGTTTCAAATCCGCCTTGGGCAAACCAATTGTCGTCGATCATAGTTCAGGTAGTTCCTCGTAGTCAATGCTGTCGCTCATTACACCAATAACATAATTAGTGCTTTCGTTCTCCTGCAGTGCAGTTTGTTTCTTGCTGGTGTCAACGTGTTTGTTGAACCAAGGAATAGGTGTACTCTTGGGTGCAAGCTCGAGATATTTGATGCCAATTTCATTCAGTGCGTTCTTGGCAGTGAAGTCCACAAAGTCGCGCAAGATATTGGCATTGAGTCCAATCACAGGACCGTGTTTGAACAAATAGTCTGCCCATGCTTTTTCTTCACGTATAACATCCATGTACAACTGATACACTTCTTGCTCGCACTCGGCTTTGGCGGCTGCAAAACGTGGATCTTCTTTGACCACTTGATTGATCAACCATGCAGTCCAGTCTTTGTGCAGAATTTCGTCTTGCAAGATCAAGCTGATGATGTTGCCATTGCCAATAAAGATCTTGTTCTCGACCATGGCCAGGCTTGTGGCAAATGATACCATGAAGCGGAATGCTTCTAGTGCATAGCTGGCATTGAGTGCTAACCAAATTGCTTTAACATGTGACTTTTCTGGACAATTATTTGGGTCATCATCTGTTTCTTTGATGCAGTTGAATTTATGTAAATCATCATAGTACTTGCCCACACTTGATGCCATGTCCACAATTTCTTGCGTGTCATGAATAGTGTTAAACACATCTTTGGGCACGTTGTAGATGTTGCGAATGATGTGACTGTAACTGCGACTGTGAATGTTGGTTTCAAAGAATCCCCAGTTGTACATCAAACTTTCCAGTTCAGGAATAGAGCACACAGGAGTAAACACTTGCGTAGGCCCGCGTCCTTGCAACGAATCCAACGCTGTTTGACGTAGCAGATTACTGGTGAAGATATGCTTTACTGTGTCTGACGCATCCTTGAAGTCTTGACTGTCTTTAGTCAAGCTGACTTCTTCAGGCACCCAAAAGAAACCACGTGCTTCTTGTTCAAACTTTTGTAGTTTGTTGTACTTGACTTCTTCAAATCGTTGAATGGTCACAGGACCAGCTGGGTCCAAGAACATCTTGCGTTGTAGATAGTCTGTTTTTGTTTTTAAGTTATATTGTGCTTTGCTCATTTTTATTTTTCTTTCGTAATCATCTGCGCCACTGCTTCGGCTGTTGCAGGAGCCAAGGTCCATCCCAGGTGACCGTGTCCTGTATTATAAAATACTTTTGTGTTTCTGTCACTCTGTTTGACTATGGGCATCATGTTGGGAGTCATGGGACGCAAACATGCCCAGCTTGAATAATCATGCGTGTTAATGTTGGGAAAGTTTGTGTGTACCCATTTTAACAGTGGCTTGATTCTGTCATGTCGAATATCATAATTTTCACCTGCAAGTTCTGCTGTGCCGGCCACACGGAATCGGTTGCCCAGACTACTTGTGACAATTTTGGCTTGATCATCTAACAAACTGGTAACAGGCAAGTGTTTCCGATCTACGTTGTTGATCGTGATAGAGTAACCTTTAACTGGGTAAACGTCAATGGTGTCACCCACTGTCTTGGCCAACGCTCGACTGCCTACGCCATTAGAGACTACAACTGCATCATAATATGAAACTTCTACTATGTCTTTGATTTCCCAATTATAATTGAATGTGACACTGTACTTGATTTTTAAAACTCGTTCGAGTTCTGTGCAAAACTTGTGAATGTCACCAGTCCAGTCACTCATGGTCCAAGCACCTCCAACAATGCCTTCGACATTTTTTAACGTACTGTCAAGTTCCTTGACTCGTTGGGGGTCAACAATGTCCCACTCAGCACCATTCTTGCGATAGATGTCTTGTGCTTGCTTGGCAGCTTCAAAGTATTGTTCATCTTTATAAAAGTGCAGTATGCCTGAAGGCGACTGATCAAAACTCAGTTTCTCTTTGCGAATAATCTCTTTGTAGAGATTGCTGGCATGCAAGCCCATCTTGATAGTAGCACTGGTGTTCTTTTCGTACTGATTGGTTGCAGTAGCATACAAAAACTTAGCGATCCAACGCCATTGTGCCCAGTCCAGTCCAGGGCGCATCAGCAGTGGAGCATCTTTCCGGAACATCCAGCGAATGCCCTTTTTAACGTTGCTCCATGTGGTCCATACTTCACTGTTGCTTACACTTACTTGTCCGCCATTGGCGAAACTTGTACGCATGGCAGCATGCGGTTCTTGTTCATACACAGTTACCTTGTGCCCTGCTTGAGCAAGATAGTATGCGGTTGTGATGCCGGTGATGCCGGCACCAATCACTGCCACTTGTTTCATAGCTTGCAACTTTCGCAATCTTCAACGTCATCAAAATCAATCTCCTCTAGTGGGGCAGGCTCATCGGCTTTTTGTTTTGATCCTGCTTTGTTGATTAGACTGTAATAGAATGTTTTCAATCCCCAGTAGTGTGCCTGCATCAAGTTCCGGGCAATCAGTGTTGTAGGAACTTTACGGTCGGCAAAGTGTGCAGGATTGTAGAATGTGTTTGTGCTGATTGACTGATCAATGTAGGCTGCCAACACAGCCGCTGTTTTCAAATACCCGTCACAGTCTTTCTGTGCCCACATCTGTTGATAACGGTTCTTCAACTTGTGGTACTCGGGTACAACTTGTGTTAAGCTGCCTGCTTTGGATTCTTTTACTGAGATTAAACTCATGGGCATTTCGATGCCATTAGTTGAGTTGATCACTACAGAGCTGGACTCCACAGGGGCAATGGCCATTTGCGTGGCATTACGAACACCATAACTGCGCATTTGAGCACGTAGGCCTTCCCAGTTCAGTTCAGGGGAGAAGTCAGTGAGTTCGTTAACGCCCTTGGCTCGTAATTCCCAAGGAAAGATTCCTTGGCCATAACGTGTTTTATCACTGTGTTCACAACGCCCACGCTCTTTGGCCAGTTCAACTGAGGCTTCTGTTAAGTAGTAGGCTTGATGTTCCATCCACGTCTTGACTTCAGCCAGGGAGTCTCGATCTCCGTACCGGAAGCTTCGCTTGGCGTGCCAGTAGGCAAGGTTTGTAACTCCAATCCCGAGCGGTCTGATTTCGTCGTTGGATAGTTTAGACTGGATGGAAAGAAAGTCTTGATAGTCAAGAATATTGTTAAGGCTACGATGCAGTATACGGCAAGCACGGCGCATGTCTTCTGGGTTGCGGAACGCACCCCAATTGATTGAGCCCAGGGTGCAAAGTGCGATACGACCGCTATCGTCATCCAGACGTTTAAAGGACTTAGTAGGTAAAAGTATTTCACAGCAAAGGTTACTCTGGTAAATGGTATGATACTCAGGATCAAATGGTCCTTGATTCATCACGTTGTCCACAAACACCAGATAGATACGTCCCGTATCAGTGCGCTCTTTCAATATGCCTGACTTGAATACTTCTTCAGCACTCATTGTTTTTGTTCTCAGGTCTTTGCGTTTTTCATACTCGCAATAGAGCTGTTCAAACTTTTCAGTATTTGAATAAAATGCTTCGTACAAGTCTGGCACTTGATTGGGATCAAAGAATGTTATGTTTTCTTTGTTCTTGAATCGTCTCCAGAAAAAGGCACTAAGCACAACCCCATAATCCATATGACGGACTCGGGTTTCTTCTGTTCCTTGGTTGTTCTTAAGGACAATAAGGTCATCAAACTGATGATGCCAAATAGGATAAAAAACAGTAGCACTTGCATTACGAATACCTCCTTGACTGCAACTACGCAGGTCACCGAACCACTTCTTCAAGAATGGTATCATGCCTGTGTGCATAATCTCGCCGCCACGGATGGGCGAGCCTAAAGGACGCAATCGTCCAATCTCCAAGCCAATGCCAGCACGTTTGCTGGCATATTTGGCCATCATTTCACCACTGGCAAATATACTATCGAGGTCATCATCGGACCTAATAAGAACACAGCTACTAAACTGCTTAGTAGGAGTACCAAGCCCAGCAAGGACCGGAGTAGCCAATGTGAATAAACCGTCACTAGCCGCGTTGTAATACTCTTTGATGTAGCGCATTCTCGCTGAATTCGGTTCTTCTGAGTGAAATACAGTAGCGGCCGCGACCATGTATCTAATTTGTGGAGTTTCATATATTTGTTTGGTACTGCGGTTTTTAACCAAGTACTTTTCTATAAGTTGTTCGATTGCCGCATATGAGTATGTTTCGTCCTTGCTGTGATCTAACATGTCATTCATGCGGTTCCAGTCATCCTCTGTGTACCACTCCAGTAGCTCAGGAGTGTATAATCCAGTGGCCACATTGGTTTTTACTATTTCGTACAAGTGTGGCGGTGTGTAACTGCCGTACACATCTTTACGCAACATGCTGACTCGCTGTTTGCCTGCTACAAATTGATAGTTGGTGTGACCCACATCAGGATTTGACTCTACGTCAATAAGGTCAACTATAGCACGTAAGGTAATCTCATCAATTTCCTTGGTAGTAATTCCATCGTAAAAATGCAACTGTGCTTTGATCTCTACCATGCTCTGACTCACGTCTGCAATGCCTGAGCATATTTTGGCAATTTGGGTTTGCCACTTTTCCAATGCCAAAGGCTCCCGCTGCCCATGGCGCTTTACAACTGTTATTGTTTTCATTCTACTCCTACTTTATTTGTAGTTTTATTTGGTTTTGTGTTATCTGATGTCGAGTCTTTTTGGGACTCAGGTTGATATTTACGACAGTGTCTCGGTCCCAATTCAATATATATTTTCCCTGGCTTACCTGGACTAAATTGTCACTATCCACCTCTACAAGCACTGCATCCTGCAGGTCTGGTCTATCAAGTATTGTTATAGTATACAGGATTCCCAGGCCGCGAGCAAGGCCGCAATACAAGTTGTCATCAAGTAGTTGCCAGGGATCTGGCCAATTTGCACGGTCGTCCCAGTGCAAATGATACGGTGTCCAGGGGGCATCAAACCACCAGTTGTTGATAGCAGAAAGTGCGGATTCTGTATCTAGACTTTCGCACTGGCGGCGAAGATTGGACCAACTTGCCAGTCGGTCGTTAAAAGTTTTATGCCACATCAAGCTAGGTGCGTAATAGAGTAAGTTATTGAACCAGCGGTGCCAGTTGGTGCACCATCAGAGTAAGACACAGTTACCAGACTGGTAGTTCCTGTGGCCGACAACACAAATCCTGTTGCAATACTCTCTGCGTAGTCATCTGTAAAGGAGAGAGTGGTGCCTGACACAACGGTAATGGTGCCAGTGCGATAGGTTGTGCCACGCTTGATAGTGTAGTCCATTTTGAATGCTCGAATACCTGTGGCACTGCAGTCCACAGTGAACAAGGTAGAAGTTGCAGCAGCATTGGCCAAGGTAGATACCACACCAGTGGTACGCACATACTGACCCAGATTCATCTGGTTGGCAATAGTGGTATTGGCCACACCTGAGATCACATATCCAATCTCGCTGGTATTCATACCAAACGCAATGCTACCTGTTGAGCCCAGACTCACACGAGGATATGTTGCACTTTGTGCGGTGGTACGCTGAAACATGTCACCCATGCTGACGTTGTTGTCAGTGTCGATGCTGATCACGGGTGTGGTGGCTGTGATGGTGTAGTTGTTGCCCACATCATAGAATATGTTGTAGGCACTGACGTTGAATGTTGCACCCACAATTTGAATGCCTTGTGTGTACACATCGTCAAAAGTGTTGTGTACCATGCGAACGCCTGTGGGGCTGGTGTCTAAAATAATACCACGGTACATGGCATCAAAATAACAGTTGCTGATTGTGGCGCCGTTGATCACAGCGTCTGCATTGACACCATATGTGACTCCAGTGAATCTGCAGTTATCAAAATAGATTTGATTGCAAGGATATGACACTGTGCTGGCAAAGTTTACCCCACTCATGCCAGCGTCAGTCACTGTGTTGATGTTGGTAGAGGTAGTAAACGGTCCTTGAAATGTAACATTGGAGAATGACACTTGTTCAGCATCTTCTACCATTAAAATGTTGTGCGAGTTGGCAGAGTCGTTGCCGTATGTGGCTGTTTGGAATCGCATGCCAGACACTTCAATGCTTTGCGGAGCATATTGTGCGCCGCCGGTGCCAATGTCACTGCCTACTTG